ATGAGGACACAAATACTCAAAATAGAATCGAAAAACTAGTTGAAGAAAACAAACTTCCAGATACAGAGTCTTATCCGGATGATCCTCAAAAATTGGAAGAATATCTAACGAAACTAGAAGATGCTGGTCCAAATGAAGAAATGTTAGCCGCAAGATATAGATCACAAATAAGTGGAATACCTCTAGAAGATGTATTAAAAGACATCTCAGAAAGAAGACAAAAAAGACTAATGGGAATACAACCTATAGATTATTCATCGCAAGCGGTTGATATGTTAGGTACTGCTGTTCCTCAAGACGTTTCTGGATTAGGGTTGAGTGATGTAAAAGATGGCACAGAACCTTTTGTCGGACCCCCAAGAGAATACATGAAACAAAATCAAACTTCTTTTGAAAAAGGAAGAACAACACCAACAAGAGTTCCCGATAATTACATCGATCCTGGAAAAAAACAAATTTTAAATGAGATAGGACTAAAAGAATCTAGAGGTGATTACAATGCATTAGTTTATGGAAAAAACACTCCAAGACGAGCATCATTAGTAGGAATGACACTACAAGAAGTTTTGAATTATCAGGATGGAATGGTATCAAGAGGACATGCTTCAACAGCAGTAGGTAAATATCAAATAACAAGAGATACGCTAGAGGAATTCGCTAAAAAAGCTGGCGTATCTATGGAAGAAAAATTCACTCCGTTTATCCAAGACAAAATAGCAGCAAAAATATTAGATGAAGCTGGCTATACGAAATTCGCTAAAGGAGAAATTTCCAGAGATACCTTCACAAACAATGTCGCTAGACGATGGGCAGCAATGCCTAGCACTACAGGCAAATCTTTCTATGATGGCATCGCAGGCAATAAAAGTTTGATATCACTACAAAATGCTCAACAGTTGTATTCAAGTTCTGCTGCACTATCAAATGCCACAAATAATTTAAGAGATGTGCAAGACACTCTTCAGACACAAACTGGAAACACCACTGTTATTAACAGCACCACTCCAGCACCACCAATTCAAGAAAAATCTTCAGATAAAACATCAGCATTGAGTGTTGATGCACTTCAACTTTTTGCTAGTTACTATGCGTAATTAAAACCCCGCCGAAGCGGGGTTGTTTTTTAGTTTGCTTCTGCTAGAGATTTAAAATAATCTAGATCATCATCTTCAGCAGTTACGGATGCTTTAGGTGTCGCTGGCATAAGTGATTTTGGTGCTTCAGTCACACGTGCTTGCGCGGGAGCAGGAGCATCCTCAGTATCACCTTCGAAACCAAGAACTTTATCCAAACGACCTTTAAGCAATTCATAACTCTTGAAATTCTTACGATCAAGAAATTCTTTGAGTGAATATTCTTGAGTGTAGATCTTTTCGAGTTTAACATCATCACCATCAAAAAGAGCAGACGGATCTGCAAATTCTGATTTATCGTAATTGCGATAACCTTCGACATTACGAATCTTCAGTTTGAAGTTAGCACCTTCCCAAAAGTCAAACGGATTCAAAGGCTTTTCATCCGCGAATTCCGGATTCATTGCTTCAGTAATCTTATCGAAGATTTTCTTACCAAACTTAAACAAGCGAATCGATCCTTCATTTTCAGGATTTGAAGGATCGGATACAACATAGATGTTAGCCACATATGAAAGCTTACGCTTTTGTTTCCTAACAATCTCTTTGTTCGATTCAACACCTGAATTCCAAAGAGTGCTATTGTGTTCACACACAGGGCACTTCTCATTCAATGTAGTCAAACAATTATCAATCAACCAACCACCAGGTCCCTGAAAGCCATGATTGAAGATTCGTACCCAAGGAAGACCATCTTCACCATCAACAGAGGGTGCGGGAAGAAAACGAATGACAGCCATTCCGTTTCCTGATTTGTCTACTGAGGGTTGCCAGAATCGAGTATCATCTTTTGATCCGGCTTCGACTGCTTGAGTGGTGCTCTCGATTGCTTTAGTCAGTTTATCGAGACTAGAACGATTGCGTTTGAGATTTGCAAATGACATGATATTTCCTTTCGTATAACGGAGTATAAACGTTGTATTTAAATTGTCCACATAAACATGATATACTATTATTTAGCAACATGCAAGATGTGATTTAGTTTTTTTACAGTATCCTTCACATCTTTATGTAGAATACCGTAACCACCTGCTTTATTAAATGCTTCAATTACATAGTCTGTGTCATCAATTAAAACAACACTTGAGTTAGCATATTTTGCTTTGATCGCACTACCTGGAACAATATTAGATTTGAAGCTAATACCATTGTTCATCAACCAAAACTTTTTATGACTCTCAACCTGGGAATGATATTTTTTTCCTCCAGATGATGATAGGATTTCAACATCAATTCCTGTATCAAGAACAGTTTCCAATAAAGTCTTTCCTCCCGGAAACCACTCTAAGGTTTTGAACTGCTCGGTCTCAATAAAAGTGGTCCAGTTTTCAGACCAATCTTTGTTACGTCTTGTATGTTCCGGCGATTCATTGAATAGTTTTTTATATCTCTTCTCAAAATCACACAAAACACCATCCATATCTAAATAAATTTTTGTGATCATTCTAGTACCTCAAGGGCAATTTTTCTATATTTGTCTTTATCAAAAGCTACAAATGGAGTATATCTCATCCATCTAGAAAAAGCAATAGGCCAAACAATATTATCTGAAATTTTTTGTTTCCATTTTGGCAAGAAGTTCATAAGAGAATTCAAAATAATGATTGATTCATCAGAAACAACTCTCTGTTTGGAAAGTGTAAACAGTTTAGGATAATCAGAATTAACTCTCAATAAATCATTAATTCTACCATAATTCATCATTTCCTGACAATCACTCTTAAATGTGTAGGAAAGTGATTGTACTCTTTTCATTCTATTCATGTGAATGTCACTTGCTTCATCTGTCAGTAGATTACCAGCCCAGGAGTCAGGATCATTCAAGAGATTTGAAATAACAAATTCTTTATACTCTTCAGTATCATATTTTCGTGATAGTTTGTAGAAGTAATATTTGTCTTTTCTTTTCTCGAATGTCTCGATTGTGATGTTGCATTTACCATTGTACTTGAAATAATCATAGTTGGTTGTGAAATGTAATTTCAAGACATGGTAAATGCTGAACGCTTCATAGCCTGTCATATTGGTAAACGTCTAGTTTTCGGAAGTAAATTTAATGCTTGTGCATCAATTTCGATTTTAGCCTTCAAATCTTTATTGACAAGTGTTGATGCGACCTCTACTTCCATTCCTGTTCGATTACAATATTCTAAAATTGCTTCCATGTAGTTATAATCTGTTCCAGAAATAATCTTCTCTATTTCTTCGTAGAACTTGTGCATCTCTTCTTTTGTGGGCATTTATTTTACAATCGTTTCGTAGAGTTGTTCGAATTGTTCATGAGTTGCAACTTCTTCATCATAGTTTTGTTTATGATACACTTTAACCAAACGATTTACAAGTCGTTTTGGAAGTTTTAAATCTTCACAAACAGTCTTCACCGCTTCTTTGATGAGATCCTTCTCAGATTCGATTCGTGTCATTGAATTAGAACATTCACGAATCGCATCCAGAAGTTTTTTGCGATCTGTCTCAGCGGAAATTTGATTAATACTAAATTGTTTCACTGCCATAATATATCTCCTTAAAAGAAACCGATTTTACTACCAACTTTGTGATTAGTTTTTAACTCATTCTTAGATTTGTCGCCGAAAATTTCAGCGAGAGTCCAAGAATCTTTTTCTTCATTCAATACGAAACCTTGTTTTTCAGCCAAAGTCTTAGCTTGGTTGTCATCCAACTTTTCGAATTTCAGAATATCAAAACAACGACCTGGTCGAATCAGTGCTTCATCAACATCACGAACGGAAGGAAGATTTGTTGAAAAAATCAACTTCTTTCCTTTTGTTGTGACTAGACCATCACCAACATTTAGAAATCGATGCATCATTGTATTACCTTCACTTCTTGCTTTCAGAAAATTATCTGAATCTTCAAGAACAAGTAGATTTACATTCTGCTCAATGAAATTTGCGAATACGAAATCTTTCTCCAGAATCGAAGCATCATATGTCACCATTGCTGACGATCCTGTATGTGAGAGAAGACCTCGAATGAAAGTTGTCTTGCCTGTTCCTGGAGGTCCAATCAAAAGAAGAACATTTGAGTTGGACTTCATGAAAGAATCATAGTAATCTGATAGGGGTGTACCTAGAAAAGGATACATCTCATCACAAGGAAGCAAATTAGTGTTCAGAGGAACATTAACGCTATCACCATTCTGAGAATAAATCCATTCAATATATGATGTCACTTCCTCAAATTCGTTTAGAAGAACGTCAGTCTCTTCTTGAACAAATTTTTCATCACCATAAATTTTCACTTCAATAGAATTCGATGATGCATCATATCGAATGAAGTTCAAATTGTCCAACAGAATAATACCTGAAGTATCATTCATCTGAAGAATTTTACAATCGATGTATGCTTGCATCATATATTCGTTCCAGACTTTGCGATTACCATGCAACTTCAATTCTTCATTAATGGTAGACAAATCGGAGTCATAACGCTCCTTCATCATCTTACTAAAAACATAATCGGAAAAGTCTGATGCACCAACAAAAATACTATTATCTTCCATATTATTCC